GATCGCCGACGAGCACGGCAACGTGACCAGCTACGTGCAGCTCACGGAGGCGGGGCAGCGGGCAACGTTCGAGCCGCGCGAGGTCATCCACATCTCGCTGGACGCGCCCCGCTCGAGCGTGTTCGGTGTGAGCCCGACGCAGGCCGCGATGCTCCCCATCACCGCCTGGCTGTTCGCCTCGGCGACCAGCAAGGAAATCTTCCGCAAGGGCGCGCCGCCGCAGATCCACGTCGACTTCCCGGCCTCCAACTCCACGGCGGACATCAACAGGTGGAACGCCCAGTACCAGCAGCGGAATGTCGGTCCCCGCAACATTGGGACGCCGATCTCCACCAAGGGCGGCGCGCAGATCCAGGAGCTGGCGCAGTCCCGGACGATGGACTACCTGAAGTACTTGGACCAGAAGCGCGACGAGATCATCGCCTCGTATGGGGTGCCGCCTGCGAAGGTGGGCATCATCGAGTCCGGGAACCTGGGCGGCGGTACCGGTGAGACGCAGGACCGCACCTTCATGATCAACACTTGTCAGCCGATCGCTGAACTCGTCCTCGAAGCCCTCAACTTCCACCTCGCCAAGCTCGGCTTCGGCGTCGAAGGCTGGAAGTTGAAGTTCCGCGACATCGACATGCGCGACTCCAAGACCGTCGAAGAGATCCGCGACATGCGGCTCCGCAACGGAAGCTGGACCCTCGACCGCTACCGTGCGGACATCGGCGAACCCGCCGTCGACGGCGGCGACCAGCCGGTCCTCGTCGACCGGCAGAACCTGGTGAAGTGGGCCGACATGGACGCCGCATCGAAGGCGTTCGTCGCCAGCAAGCTCCGCGGCACCGCCCTCGAACCCGGCGACCCTCAGCACGGCGAACCACTCGACGTGGAGAAACCAGAGGCCGCCCCAGTACCGGCGCAGCTCGCAGCGTTCGCGGGCAACACGCCACCAGGGCAGCCACCCGAGCCCGCCGTCCCGGCAAAGGAACCACCGCCCGCCGAGTCTCTGCACGCCCGGTACAGGGAGCGACTACGAGAGGCGCTGGCCACCCTGCCAGGAGGTATCGATGAGCGCGCCGCCTGACCCGGGCCCGCTGTGGCCCCTACCGGACCCGCCGAACCATCCGTTGCGGGCGAAGGACGTGGCGGCGCTGATCAAGAAGAGGGTCGGATGATCGAGATCGAGGATCTGAAGAGGATCCGAGTCCAGCCGGGCGACGTCTTCGTCCTCCAGGCCGATCGGGGCATCTCCGCCGCCGAGGCGCAACGCCTCAAGGATGCGTGGGCTGAGTGCGTCGGCGGCAACGTCCCATTCCTCATCCTTTCCCGCGCCCAACTGGTCCAGCTCAGACAGGTAAGTCAGACGGACGACTGATCTCCGGGGGTGAGCGTGGCGTCCCCAGACTTCTCCGACGGCTGCATGATCGCCCTCTACCCGGCGCTGGCCGCCGCTGAGGCTCTCGCAGTCGACGGGGGGCTTCCGCCGGAGGAAATGCACGTCCCCGTCGCCTACCTCGGGGACGCCGCAGACGTCGACGCCGAGGCTCTGAGCGAGGTCGTCGAGGAACTTGCCGCACGGAAGCCGATCGCCGCCCGGTTCTCCGGGCTTGCGCGGTTCACCGGCGGCGACAAGGACGTCATCGTCGCCCTCATCGACTCCGCCGCCCTCGAAGACCTGCGCCGCGACACCCTCGACGCCCTGTATGAGCGCGGCATCCAGAGCCCACGGGAGCACGGCTATACAGCCCACCTCACCGTGACCTACCTAGACCCGGACGACCCGGCACCGCTCGACCGACTCGAGGCCGGGCCGATCGACTTCGGCACCCTTTCGGCAGTGCACGGCACGGAGCGCACCGACGTTCCACTGGAGCACCCGATCGAGGCCCCAGCCCGCGAAGCGTTCGCCGCCGGCTGGGCTGTCTCCGGCGGCCCGATGACTGACCGGGTGCGGGCGGCCTGCACCACGGCCGTACACCTCGCCATTGAGCACGCCGACGATCCGCGCATCCTCGAAGTGACCATCGACCTCGGCAAGCTCGAAGGGATGTGGGCGCTGCTCTTCGCTCGCCGCGAGAAGCAGCAGGCCAAGCACATCCGGGCCTTCGCCGACGTGTGGCGGCAGCTCATCGACCGCGACGCTGTCGCCGCCATGGTCGACCGGTTCCGGCAGCGCGTCGGCCTCACCGAAGCCGACCAGGACAAGTCCAGCATCCGCGCCGAAGCCCTCGCCGCCGCCAGGGCCATGCTTCACGCGCTCACCGACCTGGCAGGCTGGACCGCTCTGCGTGCCGCAATCCGGGACGCCATAGCCGCTGGCCGCGCCGAAGGCATGGTCAACGCGGTGGCGATCGCGGCCGAGCGCGCCGGACGGATCGGCCTCGACTGGAACATCGCCTTCGACGACGCCTACCGGTCGCTGGCACGCCTCGACGAACTGTGGGGCAACGCCGACGGCTGGCTCGGCCGCACCATCGACCGGGCTGCCGGAGACCTCGGCAGAGTCCTCGCCAACGGCGCCGAAAACGGGGCCACCCGCGACGAGATGATCAACGCGGCGATGGACGTCCTCACCAGTAGCGACGCCGACGCAGTCGCGTTCGTCGTCGACTGGGCCATGACCACCGCCGCCGACGAAGGCGCCCTGTCCCTGTACCGCTCCGAAGGCGTCCTCCAAGTCGACGTCATCTCGGCCGGCGACGGCATCGTGTGTTCCGCATGCCTCGACGTGGAGGCGAGCAGCCCGTGGGACATCCTCGATGCGCCCCCTATCCCTCTGCACCCGATCTGCCGCTGCTGCTACGCCGCCGACGTCTCCCTGGCCCACTTCGCCGCCTGGTTCGCCTGACCCCGAGAGGAGGCCCAGCGTGGCCGCCCGCATTGGCACCATCACTGGCATCGCCCTCATCCCGGGCGTCTCCCGCAACGGCCGCCTCTACACCGCCGAGAACATCGGCCGCGCGGTGAAGCGAGCCCAGCAGCGCATCGACGACGGTGGCGAGCCGCTCACGATGCTGACGCATCACGCTGCGGACGACGACTCCACGCAGATCGTCGGACGCATCACCGGCATCACTCAGCTTGCGGACGGCAGCGCCAGCTACAGCGCGGACCTGGCCGACACCGATGAAGCCCGCAAGATCGCCTCCCTCGTGGACACCCGCAAGGGCCCGGCATTCCTGCGGGGCGTCTCGATCAGGGGCGCCTGGGTTGGCGACGTCCGCAAGGAAACCGGTCCCGACGGAGCGCTCGTTCAGACCGGGAGCGACCTTGAGCTGGACGGATTGGACTTCACCCGGAAGCCCGGCGTCGTAGGCGCACGGGTCGACAGCTTCACCCCCGCAGCCGACATGCCTGCGGAGAGCGCGTCCGACGGACGGGTGCGCATCACCGAGTCAGTGCAGGAGGCATTGGTGGAAACCACCGTCACCGAAGCGGCCGAGGCGGGTGACACCAACAAGCCCTACGGCGACGTCGCCTACGCGGACCCCGGGTACCAGACGGACAAGAAGAAGCGGTACCCCATCGATAGTCGCGCTCACGCCAAGAGCGCCTGGTCATACGTGAACCAGGCCGACAACGCGCGCCTCTACACCTCCGCGCAGCTGAAGCGCATCAAGCAGCGCATCACCAAGGCCCTGAAGTCGTTCGGTGTCACCGTCGCGACCGCCGAGGGCTGGCTCATCGAACCGGCCGCCCAGGTCACCGAGGCGCTCGCCGAATGCTGGGACATGGACTCGGCAGACGCCGGAAACCTGTACGTCAGCCTCACCAACGGCCCGACCACGGTCACCGTCACCTCGTACAGCCTCGACCCGCACGACCTCGACGCCGTGGGACGCGCGGCCATGGACGGTGCCTGCCAGGCCCTGGCGAACCTCGACCCCGACATGGACGGCGACGTCGACGTCCCGGGCGAGCCGGACGACGACGGCGCAGCGGCGACCGCCGCCGGGACCGCCTGCCCTTGCGGCTGCGGCTGCGCCATCCCTGAGACCCCTGGCAGTTGCCCGTGCGACTGCCAGGCGGGCGACTGCCTGCACTGCATGGGCGAGGACGACGACAGCGGCGGCGACGGCATGGAGAGCATCCCGCACGTCGCGGCAGGCGAGCAGCTCACCGCGCAGCACTGGCGCCTCCTCCAGGAGGCCGGGCTGCTCTCCCTGGGCGCGACGGTCACCGCGGCCATGGTCAACGAGGCCATCGACGCCCGCAATGCCGCGCTCGCGGCTTCCACCGAGACTCTGGCGGCGCCCGTCGCCGAGACCAACACCCAGGAAACGGAGCCCGCCATGGCGGAGTCCACCACCACCCCGGCGGCCGAGACCCCGGGAAGCACCGACGGCATCGACGCCCTCGGCGCGAAGATCGACAAGCTCAGCGACGCTCTCGCCGGGTTCGTCACCGCAATGACCCCGGCCCCCGCCGCGACCGAGTCCGCTCCGGCCGAGTCCGTCGTCGAAGCCGTCCCGGCCGCCCCTGAGGTCACCGAGACCGAGGACCAGCGCATCGCCCGCCTCGTCTCCGAGGGCATCAAGGCCGCCCTGCCCGTGGCCGTACAGGAGCACGTCGAGACGACCGGCGGCCCGTCCCGCAAGGGCCTCGTCGCCAGCGTCACCGAGACCGACGGCACCCCGCCGGCCACTCCGGGCCTGCCGGAAGGCGCCCCCGCGAAGCCCCTCCACGAGTACACGCAGGACGAATGGCGCCAGCACATCGCGCCGATCGTCACCGGCGCTGTCTTCAAGGGCCGCGGCGAAGCCGAGTAACCCCCGGCGCCGCCCGGCGCCCCCGAACCACCTGACCGCCAGCAGCCGCTGGTGCCGCTTCGGCAGTGATGGTCGCCCAGCCCCGCCACGCCTGTGCGCGGGGCTTCGCCATTCCCCCTTCCTGCCGAGAGAGGCACCCCATGACCACCAACGAGCTCCGCGAGGCCCTGACCGCGTCCGGTGCAGCTCCGCTCGTCCCCACGATCGTCGACCCGATGCTGCTGGAGTACCAGCGCCGGTACGCGCCCCTCGTGCGGGCCATCCCCACCCGCAAGTGGGACTCGACGGTCTACTACTTCAACCAGCGGACCGCCCGCGCGTCCGGCGGCTTCGTCACCGACGGCGGCGCCCGAGCCGTCACCAACAGCACCTACGTGCAGAACCAGTTCACGATCCGGCAGATGCAGGCCGTCGGCGCGGTCACCGGCTACTCCCAGGCTGTCACCAAGGGCCTCATCGGCGACCTGAAGGCGCAGGAAGTCGAAGGCGCGATCCAGGGCCTGTACTGGGACATCGAGAACGCCATCCTGTGGGGCAACAGCGCATCCACCTCGCTCGGCGCCTACCCGCAGTTCGACGGCCTCGACACCCTCGCGTCCACGTTCTCCGGTAGCTCGCAGAACGCGATCGACTTCAACGCGGCCATGTCGCTCGGCGCACTGGACAAGCTGATCGACATGGTCGAGCAGAACTCCGCCATGGGCGTCTACGACCAGCAGTGGATGCTCGTCATGAGCCCCACCGCCGCATCGAAGGTGTCGCAGCTCCTGCAGGCGCAGCAGCGGTTCTCCGACAAGGTCCAGGTCGCGGGTGGCCTCAACGTGCCGACGTACCGCGACATCCCGATCATCAAGTCGTCGTTCCTGTCGGCCCGGTCGTTCGGTATGGGCACCGTCACCACGGCGACCGCCACCACTGGCGGCACCCTGGCCGCGCAGACGTACTACTACAAGATCGTGCCGGTTATCGCCCGCCAGGGCGAGGTCCTGCCGTCGGCCGAGGTCTCCCAGGTCACCACCGGTTCCACCTCCACGGTGACCCTGTCGTTCTCCACCCCGGCGGGTCTGGACGGCTCCCAGCCGAACCTGTACAAGGTGTTCCGGTCCACTGCGACCGGCACCGAGACGCTGCTGGGCTACGTCGACGCGACCGTGGGCCTTGCCGCGGACGGCGTCACCCCGGTCCTCACCACGAGCATCGTCGACGACGGCGCCAAGCTCGTCCCGAAGAACGGTGCCACCGCCCCGGCGCAAGGCCCGGCGACCTACGTCGGCACCAACGCGACGGCCAGTCCGCAGGCCGCCGGTCAGGAGAACATCTACCTGATGGCCCGCGACCAGAACTTCGTGGTTCGCCCGTATGTTCGGGAGCTCCAGCCCTTGGATGTCTACCCCACGACCGCGGGTCCCGACCAGCTGCCCTTCGCGATCGCGTCGGACACGACCCTGGCCGTGCGGGCGCCCAAGTTCCTGGGCCGTCTTGCCCGCGTCACCACCGCCCTGTCCGGCTGACCCCGTGCGGCGCGCCACCGCGATGGTGGCGCGCCG